ATGGGCACGATCACATCACGCAAGCGCAAGGACAACTCGACGGCCTACACGGCGCAGATACGGATCAATCGGGACGGGCGCACAGTTTATCAGGAAAGCCAAACCTTCGACCGAAAGCAGGTCGCCCAGGCTTGGATCAAACGGCGTGAGACGGAGCTGGCTGAGCCTGGCGCGATTGAGCGTGCAAACCGTAAGGGGGTGACGATCAGGAAGATGATCGAGCAGTACCTGGATGAGTACGAGAAAATACGGCCGCTAGGCAAGACTAAGAACGCAACGTTGAAGGCGATTAAGGATACTTGGTTGGGCGACCTCGACGACTCGGCTCTGACCAGCCAGAAGCTGGTGGAGTTCGCACAGTGGCGAATGAGCAAGGAGGGCGGAAGCGTTCAAGCCCAGACAGTTGGCAATGATCTGTCGCACTTGGGGGCGGTGCTGTCCGTGGCGCGACCGGCATGGGGCTATGAAGTCGATCCTCTGGCCATGCCGGACGCGCGCAAGGTATTGCGAAAGCTCGGCATGGTGAGCAAAAGCAAAGAGCGCAACCGTCGACCCACGCTCGCCGAGCTGGACAAGCTGATGAAGCATTTCTTCGAGATGCAGACGCGCCGGAAAGCCCAGATCGACATGCCAAAGATGATCGCCTTTGCGCTTTTCTCGACACGTCGGCAGGAAGAAATCACGCGGATACGCTGGGACGATCTCGATTGCACCCGGCAGGCGGTCCTGGTGCGCGACATGAAAAACCCGGGGCAGAAAATCGGTAATAACGTGTGGTGCCATCTGCCCGATGAGGCGTGGGCGATCATTCAAGCTATGCCCAAAACGGCCGATGAAATCTTTCCCTACAACGGTAAATCGGTGTCGGCGTCCTTCACCCGTGCCTGTCCGCTGCTGGGGATTGAAGACCTGCATTTTCATGACCTGCGGCATGAAGGGGTCAGCCGGTTATTCGAGATGGATTGGGATATTCCGAGGGTGTCGAGTGTTTCCGGGCATCGGGATTGGAACTCACTTCGGCGGTATACGCATTTGCGCGGGAGAGGGGACCAGTACGTTGGTTGGAGATGGTTGAAACAGGTATTGGCCTAGTCAGTGGCTTTACCGTTTTTTTTCTATTGAGTGAGTGAAATATGAGTTCCAGCAGTACTCTGCGCTTCATCAAACACCACATTGCGGTTTTTCTGATTGTTGGCGGGACGTTCGCGGCTGCGGCAGGGGCAGTGGGAGCATGGCTGTGGAGCGAGTTTAAAGATCTGCAGCAACAATCAGTCGAGTTCGAACAGCGTAAATCTAAGGTGGCCGAGGCTGAGAGCACGCGTAAGCAAGAGCTGGTGGAGCGTGAATATGCCGTACGGCAAGCTGAAGCAAAAAATACCGAGCGAGAGGAGTCGTTGAAGGCCCGTGAACTTCAGTATCAGCGTTCATCTGAACAGCTCAAGCTGGATCGGCAGTCGCTCAGTGCGGAGCAGGGGGAAAAAGCTGCCGAGAGACAGCTTCAGAGCCTTATGTCCGAATTTTCCGCTTTAGGTGTCGATCTGAACGCCAATCCTTATTGCGGGAGCCAAGCGAATATAGACAAGTTCAACAGCGCAGTAGCTAAGTATTCCGAGATTGCTGCTCTTGCTCAAGCTCATTCGCTTGAAAAGAAGTACCGTCGGTTTCTTACTAGTAACGAGCAGCATTCTTTCAGTTTTGGTTGCTATAAGGTTGAACACATAAAATCTCCAACCACTTAATACCCTGCTCTTCCCATGAGCTGGTTTTGCTCCTTCGCGGCTTTCTCGCGCTGGCGATCGATGTAATCGGAAAGGTCTTTCAGGTGGATGCCCAGCCCAGCCTTCTGGCTGTTGGCACCCAAGCGAACCACCGGGATATCGATTTCGCCGGCCAAGCGCTTCTGCTTGAATTTTTCCACGGTTAGATTCATGTAATCGGCACACACGCGATCCAGGGGGATGACCGCTTGCCCGTTGTACTGGGCCATTAATAGGAAAAGGGTGTTCATGCGACCTCCCGGTTATCGTCCGTTGGAGAGTAATTCGAATGCGCTCGCAGCCACGACTGGAACCTGTCCGTTGCCAATGGCCTTAAGTCGGTCCACCCGATGGGCCACCCCATCAGCCACTCGGCCCATTCCGGGTTGAGATGACCACCATCCAGTGCCATCACGGCATGATCCAGGCGATCGTTCGAACGGTCGGCCCCGGATCGGCGAGTCAGTGCGGCAGGCGAGGATCCCTTTGCCATGCTCGCCACGGGTGTTGGCCACCGTCTGGTTGGGGTCTTCTGCGATGAGCCAGATCCGGTCTCGCTGGTGAGGGGCTCCGAAGTCAGCCGCTCCGATAACACCCCATCGCGCGTCATACCCCATTTCGGCAAGGTCACCGAGCACCACGGCAAGACCTCTTCCCACAAGCAGTGGTGAGTTCTCCAGCTCGACGTAGCGCGGTCGTACCTCATCGGTAATTCGTGCCATCTGCCGCCACAATCCGGAGCGTGCGCCGGCGATACCCAAGCCGTTGCCTGCGACCGAGATGTCCTGACAAGGAAATCCTCCCGATACCACATCAACAAGGCCTCGCCATGGTCGTCCGTCAAAACTGCACACGTCAGACCAAATCGGGAAAGGCGGGAGCAGTCCATCGGTTTGTCGTTGCGCCAGAATCTGTGCGGCGTAGGCATCACGCTCAACGGCGCAGACGGTGCGCCAGCCGAGGAAGTGGCCCCCAAGTATTCCGCCACCAGCGCCTGCGAAAAGAGCCAGCTCATTCACGCGGCCTCCAATGAAGGACGCTTATACCCCTGAGCAAGCTGCGCGGGCGGGCGATTTTGAGCGGTTAGCGATGCATTGGGTGTGGCTGCCTCGCGCAGCTTTTCGTGGGGTATGAGCGCCTCGGTGGTGCTGCGGGAAGGGGCAATAATGCCTGCTGCTGCGCAGCAGAGGCTGTTTGTTTCTAGTGTGTCGACGCTGGCTTCCTCGCGGAGCAAAGCGGTCGGGGATTGGGTGTTGTGCTGGTCCTTTTGCATGCCGCTTTCCTCCGAGGTTCGAATGCGCGTTGGTTCATCAGCCGCTGGTGAGGCGTGAGCCGGGTTGCTGTGTGTGTGGGATTGGGAATTGGCCTGGCTCATGCGGCGCTCTCCTGATCTGCCGGCTCCAGCAGCGCAGCGATGGCGAGCGCCTGGTCGCGCAGGGCGCGGGTTTCGCGTTCGAGTTTTTTGCCGGTGCGGAGTGCGGCAAATGTCTCGGCTGCGATCCGTAGTTTCTCGGCAATCTCCAGCAGGGTGATCCGTGCAGGTTCTCCAAGCTGCGCGGCCTCTAACGCGCGTTTGTAAAAGTCGTAGAGTTGCTCGTGTTTGTTTTGTACCTGCTTGAGCGATAGCGTGAGGTTGCGGATCTCTTCAGATTTGTCAGCGCTCTGAACGGCTATGCCTTCGCTGTAGCCTTCTGCATAGCCCTCGGTGAGGCCGTTGCTGAACCCGTTTCGGTAGGCGAGCCAGTAAATGCCGGCGGTCATGAGGACGATTGCTATCAGCGCGTAAATTTGAATTGCAGTCATGTGGTGTGCTCCTAGTGATGTCATTGGCTGGTGGTGGCAGCCGTGCGGTTTGTGGTTGTTACTCGTTGGTTTCGTCCTGTTGCCGCTGCATGTCTTCGTCGGCCTTGTAGGCGCGGATGTCGATCAGGGAGGCGACGTGGCGGATATGGGCGTACTTCGGTGCCTTGCGGCTGGTGTCCAGCGTGGTGATGGGGAGCTGGATGCGGCCGCTGCTGATCTCGGCGACAAAGGATTGCTCGTTAAGGTTGCGGAAGTACTGCTCGCGCACTTTGTCCAGCGGGATCAGGACGTCGCCGAAGATGCGATAGAGCAATTCGACAGTGGCTGATTCCGGCGCCGGGTGCAGGCGCAGCGGGTTTTGGGCTGTGTTACTCATGGCTTTGTTGGGCCTCCTTGCGTTGTTTTCTGGCCGGGTGGTTCCAGGCGTTCAGGCAGTGCCGTTTGGTCAGCTCGCGCAGATGTTCGGGCACTTCGAGGAGCGCGGCGTTGCGCTCCTCTCGTGTCCGCATGGCGATGATCTGGCGGGCGTATTCCCTAGGCGACGTCACGGTTGTCTGCCGGGATGGCAGGTAGGTCGATGCCCAGCTGTTCGGCCAGCCAGCGGATGCCGGGTTGTTTCACCCTGGTCGACTGGCTGTACTGCATGCCGAACTGGTCGTGGTACCACTGACCGTTATTGATTCGTAGGTAGTCGCGGTCACGGTTGGGGTAGGCCGGTAGGTTCTTCTCGTTGAGCAGGCCTTTTTCCCGCATGCGAGCGATGAGTTTTGGCCGAGTGAGGCCGAGTTTGGTTGCGGCTTGGGCGAGGGTGCGTTCCATGGCTCCCCCCTTATGCCGCGTGCGCGGCTGGGGTGGCCGCTGCAGCGAGGTGGTTGATGGACTCGGTGACCTTGCCGTAGATCTCGACATCGGTGCCGTACGCGGTGAAGCAGCGGGTGTGCGGGCTTTTGTTACCGATGCTCAGGATGGTGGTGACACCTGAGCGCGATTGAGTGCGGTGCAGCGCGACCTGAAGGGGATAGTCGAAGCCCATGTCGAGGCTCAGTACGCCACCAGTGCGTACCAGCTCGAACACGCGTTGCTTGTCCGAGACCTCGAAGCGGCCATATTCACGGCTGGCATGCGGGCGGTGCACCAGGTCGCTGGTGTTGCTTGCGTCGAGCGGGCCGTTGGCAATCTCTTCGATAAAGTCGGCCAGCTTGAGGTGCGTTTTCTTGTCGTTCTGCAGGGTCAGCGTGTGGCGTTCGCTGCCCAGCTCGACGACGAAGGTACTCTCGGTTGTGCCGCGTTCGACCTTGAGACGGAACGCCAGGCACTCACGCTTGGGCGCTGTCCGGAGTACATGGTTGAAGGTTTCAGTCAGGTTGACCTGGGCGTTGAGCAACTGCAGCGTGCGGTTGTCGATTTTGTACTTGATCATGCTGCTTGCCCTCCGCCGTTCGGATCGAATGGGGTGGGCGCGGTTGGTGGTTGCTGCTTCGGTTTGGTGGTGACAAACGAGCAGCCGCTCTCGCGGGCCAGACGACGGATCTCGAAGATTCGGAAGGGGTCAGCAGCGGCCGGGTGGACGTGCAGGGTTGCTGTGGTGTGCATGGTTTTGCCTCGCTCTGTGGTGGAAGAGTTTGGCAAATATCAACCGTTGGTTGATTTGTGTCAACCCTAAAAAATCTGGTTATCGATTTCCTAGCATCGGTTTTTTGGTGATTGTGTTTATTGCAAAATAACCTAAAAAAAAACAGAACTAATTTAGTTCTCTCCTGTACACCGTCCAGATATTGAACTTTATTTGGAGTGACGCTCATCAAGTGGTGTAAGTCATGAAGGATAAAAAAGGTGTAAATGGAATTGGCGTGCTTGTGCCATTTAAAGATACGAGAAACAACCCACCTGTAAGTGTGCAAAGTTCTGATGTTGCGAAATTTCCATACTCAAGTGTTGCGTCGGTGTCCTACAAGTCCAGATATGTAGGGAGTGCATTTTTGCTTTCTGAAAGTTTAGTTATGTCTGTGGGGCATGTTTTTAGCAATCAAAATTATACTTCAGTTTCGGATTTTTCGATTAGGTTTCAAGGTGCTGGGGTCGCCGTTGGTGTAACTAATATTTACCTGCATCCAGAATATGATCTTGCACTCGTTTCGTTCTTTCCAAGGAAAGTAATTTTAAATAGCTTCCGTTTGGAGTTGGCTAGGGCGGGGGACGAAATACTTGTAGTTGGTTTTCCGTCGATGGGAAAAGGAGTTCGCCAATATTATGGTAGTGGAGTTGTAAAAAGAGTAGGGGGCGATGATTTGATTCATAATGCAAGTACGCGTGATGGCCATAGTGGAAGTCCAATAATTTTAAGATCTCAATTTGGTACGATCGTTGGTGTTCATCGGGGATCTTCAGAATTTCCTGATGAAAACTTGGGTGTCGCTGTAAATAGCAAAATTGAAGAATGGGTGATTAATCATTTGAACCAGTACTAAATGCTAGGGAGCGTAAAAATGAAAGCTTTTGTTTTGGCAATGATTTTAATTTCGCTTTATGGATGTAAAAGCACAAGTAGCTATAGCACTGATCTCGTGGCAGTTGAAGATACCAGAACGTATGTTTCAACAAAAAACGGGGATAGATGTGTCTTTGCTAGTGCGGAAAAATTGGAGAGTGCTGAGGCTGTGGCGGTAGCGCTCGCATCAACTATTATTAAAGAAGGTGTTAGTTTAGTAGGTAGAGCCTTAACCGAGGCCGGCGCAAGTAAGACGTCAACGACTGAACCTGCATTTGGGAACTTCAATAGTAGCATTACTGAACCTCCCGTATGTGTACAGGTTGTCAGAGGAAAATTTTATCCGAAGCCCCCTCCTGGTAGTGAAATAAATATGCCTGAATGGGCCGTAAAATCAGGATTCAGTACTACTCAGTGGAAATACCTTCAAAAAAACGGAGTCTATCTGTCGGAGGCGCCGAGTTTTCTATTTGAAGGGCAAATAACGAAGGCAAGAGGTGCGAGCAACGTTTTTACGTTGGCTCCTATATATTTATCTTATCGTGAGTCTCTAGATAGCGATGGGCTTACATTCAAGTCTTATAGAAATATTTCAATTGCGCTCGATTTTTTTTCACCGGCTACAACCACTGATAAGCCGATTGGAAGCACTATTTTAAGTTTGGGGCGAGTGGATCGTGGGCAGATACAATGTTATGGAAAGAATGCGCAATGCCAATATGTTCATGAGCCTAACGATATTTTTGTTAAGTCGTCAAAGTATTTTGTACTGCAGTTGCCTGAAGGTGCAGACTCGCCAATGTACATTCAATCAATAGTTACTGAGACTAGAGAGGCAAATGAGTTTGTGGGGTTTATTGGGAAGGTGATGATGGCTAATGATAAGTTGATTGTTGATAATCTGAGCGGCGAAGTTGAAATGATGATATCTAGAACGAAGCGCGAAGAGGCAAAAGCGCAATTGGTAACTCTAAAGGAAACAAATCGCACGGCGTACTATGATGCCGTTAAGCTTGCGCTTCCTGTTTTAGAGAAATGTAAGGCAGCAGATGTAAAAGATGAAAGTGATTATTTTTTGAAAGTTTTAGCAGCGGCTGATGCTCAACGAAAAGTGAATAATGCAGCGGCTATGGCGGAAATTTCTTCACCATTTGATAGTGAAACATTTATAGAAAGCCCTTCGGCTGCTCCAGATCTTCAGAATAAGTGTAGCAAGTCAGTGGATCGCATCTATCAAGGCGCATAAACTTCGTCGCTGAGAGGCTCCGTGGCATAGGATGTTAGCGGGGCCTCACATTAAATAAAAAATTTGTGATGAAGTTTATACTTATTCTGGGATAAAAGAGCCGACGACCTTTCCGCAGATGTGTGTTTCTTCCGTAATATCAATTATTGGATATTGTGGATTGATCGGTCTTAGAAACTGGCGTCCCGCATCTTCCACTAAGATTTTAAATGTAGCTTCATTTGTACGTGGCACCCTAGCTATCACTCGATCGCCTGTTTTAGTTTCAGCCTCCGGATCAACGAAAATAATGCAACCCGCTGGGTAACTTCGTCCAGGACCAGGGTTTGTCATTGAGTCTCCATGGACTTTCAATGCATATCCTTGGTTGCTGATCGGAACCGGACAAGATAGCCATGAATCTGCGTCATAGACCTCAATGTTCGAGATTGCTTCGCACCAAGCGCCCGCTTGCACCCAAGAAATCAATGGTACTTTGCCAAAACGATGGTCGATCTCTCTTACGTTGCTATGGTCCGCTGCAGTCGACGTTGGCCTATTCCGTCCTGTGCTGTATTCCCTAGGCAAAACGCCATATTCCAGCCACTCCCGACGTACCTCCAGCCATGAACAAAGCGCGGCCATGCTATCCGCTTCGGCCATCGCCTCACCGTTTAGCCATTTGCTGATAGCTTGAGGGGTTCTATCAACCCCCAAGCTTTTCAGCTGTCGATAAATATCCACACCGCGACCCCGTTTGCGGACGCCGGCATTGTTAAGGGCTTCGTGTAGGCGCTCGCTAAAAGCTGCGCGGAGTGCGTTTTTATCAACCATGAGTTGAGAGTGTCACAGAGGTTGCGCAATAGTCAGTTGATCTATAACATCAACCGAGAGTTGATAAATGGAGGGTGCCATGTTGAACCCCGCAGTTTTTCCGAACGCAATAGCATTCGCCTTTGAAGCCGTAGGTGGCATTGGGGCAGCTGCCAAGGTTTGTAATCGAAGCTATCAGGCGCTGAACAAATGGCGCCAAGCAGCCTGCCTCCCACGAACCGATTACACGGGTGAAACCAAATACGCTGTGCTATTAGCGGCAGCTGCAAAACAAAAGGGCAACGCGTTCGAGCCTGCTTGGCTTCTTAACGCATCTGCACCTCAAAAAGATGCAGCTTAGTTAGAAAAAAGGCGACCTAAAGGCCGCCCAGTTCCTCCCGGCACGCACCACCACAGCGCTGTCGGGTCGCGATAAAGAAGGGCGGGCACACCACATGCAACCACCTCTCTTTATCGCGCTTTTCCAAGGCTCGGAAGCCTTGGTGTTGCTGCCTTTTCCACCACAGATTTGGCAGCTGTTGCGCCAGGGGGGAGCAATGGATTGCTCGCCCCGGCACGGTGCCGGTATCGATCCCGAAGATCTCGCCGGCATTTGGGCCCTTTCAAGCCACGCGGCAAATGTATCACCACTGCACGCCGCGCGGCACTGGCAACTTACAAGGATTAATGCCATGAGCCGTATCATTCTGAGCTCTCTAGACCGCGCGCAGCGGGAAGTTCTGCCGCTCGATCTCGCGCTTTACCATGCCGCACGGGACTATCCCGGTGGCGCCGCTGCTATCGCCGCCACCACCGGCCGAAATGCGACCACGCTGCAGCACAAGCTTTCCCCAACCCACCCAAGCCACACGGTGAACATTCAAGAGTTCGGCGAGATTCTGGAGCTGACCAAGGATCGCCGCATTCTGGATGCGGTGCATGCGCTGGTCGGTGACACGACCTGGCAGGAGCTGGCCGAGGCGTACACCAATGACATGCCCGAGACGTTGACCACCGGTATCGCGGAATACTTCCGCAAGGTGGCGGATCTGGCGGACACCTGGGCTAAGAGCATTGGCGACGGTGTCGTTACTGATGAGGAACTGGCCGCGATTCGCCTGCAGGTGTTTCGTGGGATTCAGGGGCTGCTGGGGATGTTCAACCGCGCCACGTATGTCAATCAGACGACGCGGGGTGTTGATCGTGGCTGATATCGCTGACTTCGCTAATGACCTGGTGCAAGAGCATATCGATCAAGCGCTCGCTGCACGCAACGCCGCCAAGCCCGCTTTGGCAGCGCATTCGTTTCTGTACTGTGAAAAGTGTGATGACCCGATCTCGGAGGCCCGGCGTTTAGCGTCGCCCGGCTGCACACAATGCGTGGGATGCCTTTCTCTCGAGGAACTGAAGGGGGCTCGCCATGCTGGATGAGGTACTGGGGCAATTCGCCGATTACGGGCTTGAACCCGCGCAGCCATTGGTATTCGGTAAGCTCACTCGGTGCAAAACGGCGCAGGACAAGGGCAAGGAAAAGAACGGCTGGTACATCGCCCACGAGCATCGCACCGAGAAGGGTGAGACGCTGATTTTCGGCGCGTTTGGTGACTGGCGTTCGGGTGAGTCGCAGAAGATCAAGGTCAAGGCCGGGCGGATGTCGCCGGAAGAGCGTGAGGTTATGCGCGCTCGACAGGAAGAGGCCAAGCGCCGCGCTGCAGAGATTGCGACCAGTGCGGCACGTCGTGCAGCCAAGCGAGCGGCGGGCATGTTTAAGCGCATGCCGGAGAAGGGCCGTAGCGACTATCTGGATCGTAAGCAGATCGTCGGTATCGGTGTTCGCTATGCGCCGCGCACCGGTGCGTTCCTGGTGCCGATGTGCAACGTGCGCGACGAGATTGTCGGCCTGCAGGTGGTGTACCCAACCAAACAAGAAGACACCGGTCGGGACAAGACGTATTGGCCCTATGGGATGTCGAAGGAGGGCGCTTTTCACCTGATTGGTCCGCATCCGGATCCGGGTGAGCCGGTGCTGGTGTGTGAGGGCTACGCCACGGGCGCAAGCCTGCATATGGCGACGTCGCTGACCGTGGCCATCGCGTTTGACGCCGGCAACTTACTGGTGGTGTGTAAGGCGATGCGTGAGCGCTTTGCTGGCTGCCCGCTGATCATCTGCCGGGACGATGACTGGAAGACCACGAAACCCAACGGCGATGCCTGGAACCCTGGTGAAGAGAAGGCCAACAATGCGGCACTGGTCGTCGGTGGCCAGGTGGTTGCGCCGATCTTTTCCGGGGAGCGGGAGATCAAGTGGACCGACTTCAATGACCTGCATGTTGCTGAAGGTTTGGAGGCTGTGCGCCGTCAGGTGCTGGCGGTGGTCAAACCGCCGGCCGCTGGTGGTTGGAAGGATATGCTGGCTCGGAGCGAAAGCGGAGCGTTGATTGCGCACATGCAGAACGTCGAGTTAATCCTGGCCAACGATGAACGTTGGGCCGGGGTGATCAGTTACAGCGCGTTCAGTTCGAAGATCGTGAAGCTGCGTGCGGCGCCGTACGGCGGGGGTACGGGCGATTGGGCGGACATCGATGATGTGCGGGTGATGAAGTGGCTCGCGCAGCAGTACAACTTGCGGGTCAAGGCGTCGCATGTGATCGAGGCGGTGAGCGTGGTAGCGCATGACCATGCGTTTCATCCGGTGCGGCAGTATCTGCGCAAGCTTAAGTGGGATCGCGTGCCGCGCCTGGAAAGCTGGCTTACGGATGTCATGGGCGTGAAGGCCACCGATTACTCGAGCAAGGTCGGCAAGCGCTGGATGTTGTCGGCCGTTGCTCGGGTGATGAAGCCGGGCTGCAAGGCTGACTCGGTGATGATTCTTGAGGGTGCGCAGGGCGCCGGTAAGTCGACGGCGATGAGCATTCTTGGCGGCGAGTGGTTCATGGATACGCCGTTCGCCCTCGGCGACAAGGACGGCTTTCAAGCGATCCGGGGCAAGTGGATCGTCGAGCTGGGTGAGCTGGACAGTTTCAACAAGGCTGAGAGCACCAAGGCTAAGCAGTTTTTCTCGGCGTCCACCGATACCTACCGTGAGAGTTACGGCCGTCGGACGATGGACGTGCCGCGTCAGTGCGTGTTCGTGGGGACGACGAACCAGGACGAGTACCTGAAGGACGCGACCGGTAACCGCCGTTATTGGCCGGTGGCGTGTACGAAGGTGGATCTGGAGCTGTTGCGCTCGATCCGTGATCAGCTGTGGGCTGAGGCGGTGTTCTGTTACGACGCGGGCGACCTTTGGTGGGTGACGCTGGATGAAGCGGCGATGTTCGGCGAAGAGCAGGACGAGCGCTTTGTGGTGGACGAGTGGGAAGGGCCGATTCTGGCATGGCTGGAAGAATCGCAGATTGGCGAGACCACTACCGGTAGTGACGTGCTGACCAGTGCGTTGAAGTTGGACTTTGGGCATTGGGGTAAGCCGGAGCAGATGCGCGTCGGGGCGATCATGCATCGCTTGGGATGGCGGCGTGTTCGGATGCCTCCGTTGGTGAAGAGTGGTCAGCGGCCATGGGCTTACAAGAAGCCTGCAGGTTGGGGCGGTGCTTCGGCGTTGAAGCGGGAACCGATTGAGGAGCCGTGCTTTGATTAAGGAGATCGATTCGCTGCTTCGGTTGTGGGCGCAAGAGCTGCATTCCGAACATTCGAAAGGGGGGCTTGCTGGGGGGAACATGGTTGCCATGATGATGGAGAGCAATGGGCAACTGATCCGCGGACGGCGGGCTTTCCGTGCGCCGCTGGAGAGTTCTCTCGACATTGAGCTGATCGTGACCAAGCATCTGGCGCCCGAGCTGGTGACGGTTGTGCGGGAGCATTACTGCACGCTCGACGTTGATATGCGCTTGCGATACGCGCACTGCGGTTGTGGCCGTGACACGTACTACCAGCGTTTGCATGACGCACACCTGCAGATCTTCGGGGTGATGATGGGGTTGGCTGCGTGACCCCTGGTATTCATCCGGCTGTTGCTGTCCCACTGGCCCGTCTTGTCCCGCTGCGTTTTGATGCAGTGGGACAGGTGCGGGCCTTGTCGTTGTTGGGTTGTCCCACCGTCCCGCTACAAAGTGCCTCCCGCCCGTGTAAGCGTAGCGGGCAGCAGCACGCGCGTTTCACGCGCACGCGTGTTCTTTAAGATTCTTCCTTTACACGAGAAATGAGAGAGATAAGTAGGACAGTGGGGCGAAGCCCCGAATTTAGGCGCTCTCAGGCGTCCCACTTCGATTCTGAATGGTGGGACAGATGGGACGCCGCCGAAACAGCAGAATGCCGGGGTGGGATATTCGCCGACATTCGCTAGGCGTTCACCCGGTGTTACCCACTTATTCGCCGGGTGGCATTAAACCGGGGTTGCTGCCACCGGAATCGACCTGTAAAAAGTAGTCATCTTCGATAGGTGCGACCGCAGAGAGCGGCAGGCACCACACCACCAAACCCGGCCATTGCGCCGGGTTTTTGCGTTTAGGGGTTGGCGATGACAAACGAGCAACAAGCGCTGGCAGAGATGCCGATCTGGTTAGTGATCGTCCTGGCCCTGGTCGGCGGCGTATCGGGGGAGATGTGGCGGGCCGACAAGGATGGGGCGCGGGGCTGGGCGTTGTTGCGCCGCCTCGCGCTTCGGTCTGGTGCCTGCATTGTCTGCGGGGTGTCGGCGATGATGCTGATGATCGCAGCCGGCATGACGATCTGGACTGCAGGCGCATTGGGTTGCCTGACGGCAATGGCTGGTGCCGACGTTGCCATCGGTTTGTATGAACGGTGGGCTGCCAAGCGGCTGGGCGTCTGCGAAGTCCCGCCAGCCGGGGGCGAGCAGGGGTGACGCACCGATCTGGGGCGCCGAAAACCGCCGGGGACCCTGGCGAATTTCGGGGGGTACGGGGTCGGAAACCCGCGGGAAAGAGTTAGCGGGAGCGTCCCCAGCTTACTGAAATTTCAATCATTGAAATCTTGGAAGGATTCATTGAAATACGTTGAAAAAGGAGGGCTCATGACAGAACCAACCTACCTGTCGAAGAGTGCCTTCGCGGCCCGGCTCGGCAGGTCGCCGAGTTACATCACCTGGCTGAAAGACAACAACCGTTTGGTGCTTTCGCCCAACGGTAAACAGGTTGATGTACATGCCACCGAAGCGCTGATTCGCGACACCGCAGACCCGAGCAAGGTCGCCGTCGCCGAACGACACCAGCAGGACCGGATTCAGCGTGACGTTTACAGCCAACTGTCCATCCAGACCGAGCCAACTTCCACGGCTGCGCCGCCGCAGGTTCTCACTGGCGATGGCAAGCAGCCCGACTTCCAAAAGGCCCGCGCCCTGCGTGAGCACAACATGGCCAAGCTAGCCGAGATTGAGCTGGGCAAAGCTCAGGGCTCACTGGTTGCCAAGGAAGCGGTCGAAATCGGCGCCTACAACGCCGGCCGCTTGCTGCGCGATCAGCTGTTCGGTCCGCTACCGCAGCTGTCCCATGACTTGGCGGCTATGACCGATCCTTGGCTGATCGAAAAACACCTGACCGCCACCTTCCGTCGAACGCTGGAAGAAGCCGAGCGCCTCTCTGCAGCGGACCTTGACCACGCCATGACAACGGACTGAACCCATGCACACGGAATTTCCTGACGGTGCAGAGGTGTACCGTGAGGCCTATTTCCGTGGACTGCGCCCAGACCCCGATCTCTGGATCGACGAATGGGCCGACGAGTACATGAGAATCCCGCGTGACACCGGTGCCCCTGAGCCCGGCCAGTACCGCACCTCACGGACACCTTATGCCCGCGAGCCAATGCGCTGCCTGTCGCCGGCTCACCCTTGCAGACGCGTGATCACCATGGTGGCCTCGCAGTTGATGAAAACCCAGATCGCCCTGAACTGGATGGGTGGCCTGATCCACATGGCGCCCTCAAACATTCTGGCGCTGCTCCCCAGCCTTGGCCTGTCCAAGCGGGTTTCCGGGCGGATCAGCAAGACCATCAAGGCCACTCCCGTTTTGCGCGAGCGGGTCGCGGCCACCCGCTCGCGGGACGCACGCAACACGATGGACACCAAGGAATTCGAGGGTGGCTCGCTGTACGTCACCACCGCCGGATCTGCGGCCAACCTGTCGGAGCTTTCGGCGCGTTACATCTACGGCGACGAAGTCGACCGCTGGGAGAACGACGTCGGCCAAGAGGGTGACCCCATCAAGCTGGCAGAGACGCGGGCGACCAACTTCGGTCGCAACGCCAAGATCTACTTCTCCAGCTCGCCGACGATCAAAGGCGCCTCGCGGATCGCTGATCTGTTCGAGTCTAGCGATCAGCGCTATTACTACGTGCCATGCCCTACCTGCGGTCACATGCAGGTACTGGAGTGGGAGCGGCTGCACTACAGCAAGGACCTCAACACTGTGCATTACGAGTGCGCAGCACCCGAATGCGACGTGCTGATCGAGGAACACCACAAGAGCGACATGCTTGCCCGAGGCGAGTGGCGCGCCCATGCGGGTGGCGACGGCAAAACCGTCGGTTTTCATCTCAACGCACTGTATTCGCCAACCGGCTGGATGGACTGGGCTTCACTTGCCATCGAGTTTGAGGACGCCAAAAAAGCCCAGGCTCAAGGTGATACGAGCCTGATGCAGGTGTTCTACAACACGCGTCTCGCCAAGGTCTGGGACAGTGCGCTCGAACAGACCAAGGCCGAGGTGCTGATCGCTCGGGCGCGGCTGGAGAACTACACCCTCGGCACGATGCCGTCAGGTGTGCTGATGCTGACCGGCGCCGTCGACGTTCAGGCCAATCGTCTGGAACTGATGGTGATGGGCTTCGGCGTCGGCATGGAACGCTGGGTTGTTGACCACCAGATCATCTGGGGTGACCCAGCAGACGAACGCACCTGGGCGGTGCTGGACGAGAAACTCAAGGCTCGTTACCGGCATCCCTGCGGTGTGGGTCTGGCGATTCTCGCCGTGGGCGTCGACTCCGGCGGTCATCATACCGATGAGGTCTACCAGTTCTGCCGCGTTCGACGCTGGCGCAACATCTTCGCCATCAAGGGCGCAAGCAAACCTGGCAGGCCAGTGATCGCACAGCGCCCGTCCATGGTCGACGTGACGTGGAAGGGCCAGACCGAACGCAACGGTGCCGAGCTCTGGTTCGTCGGCACCGATACGGCCAAAGACTGGATCTACAATCGCTATCCATTCCCGGACGGTCCGGGATCGCTGCACTTTGCCAACGACCTGCCGGACGAATTCTTCGCCCAGTGCGTCGCCGAACGCAAAGTCGTGCGCTACGTGCGCGGCCACAAGCGCATCGAATGGGTGAAGGGCAAGGCTGAGCGCAACGAAGCGCTCGACCTGATGGTGTACTGCCTCGCTATGGCGCATTACCTCGGCATCAACCGCTACCAGGAACACGATTGGGACAGGGTGCGACAAGCCCTGGCCCAGTCAGGCTTGTTCGATGACGCCTTAAGCATCAAGCCTGTTCAGGGTGAGCGACTTGATGCTGAGCAAACACCGGCGCCCGCTGCTGTACGCCAAGCCCAACCCGCAACACCACCCGCTGCACCGGTTACACAATCACGACCGGCAGCCCCCCCTCAACGCCGCAGCTCTGCCAGCGGCTATCTGAAGAGACGCTGATATGTCCTTTACAAAAAAGCACCTCGACGCGGTTGAGGCGGCCATTGCTCGCGGTGAGAAAACGGTGCGCTACACCGACCGTACCGTGGAATACCGCACGGTCGATGAACTGCTTAAGGCGCGCGAGGAAATACGCTCGTCGTTGGCAAGTGCAGCTGGGCTACGTTCGCGCGTGGTCCGGCTGTATCACGCAGGGAAGGGGGTCTGATGGCCCGACATTTTCCAACGTTGACCCGTAACGGATTTGTCCTGCCGTCCAACATCAAGGCCAGTTACGAGGGCGCTGGAGAAGGGCGTCGCTCCACTGGCTGGGATGCTCCCGACAATGGGATCAACAGCATCAATACTCCCGCCCTGCGCAATCTGCGGTCGCGCTCGCGGGCGGCGGTTCGCAATGACCCCTACGCCTTCAACGTCATCGACAAGCGCGTCAGCAACCTGATCGGCACGGGTATCACCCCTCGACCCACTACCGACGATGATGCTTTGCGCAAGCTTCTGCAGGAACTGTGGGGGGATTGGGTCGATGAGTCGGATGCGGATGATCGCACCGACTTCTACGGACAGCAGGCGCTGGTGGCGCGCACGGTGGAAACATCGGGCGAGTGCTTCGTACGGTTGCGTCCTCGCAGTCTGGATGAAGGTTTGGCGGTTCCGCTGCAGCTGCAAATCCTGGCGCCGGAATTCGTGCCTCACGACAAATTTGAGACCACCAAAAACGGCAACGTCATCCGCGCCGGCATCGAGTTCACGCCCGGCGGCAAGCGGGTGGCGTACTGGATGTACCTGTCGCATCCGCGCGATGCAGCCTCGCTGAACGCTGGCTACAACCAACTGGTCCGCGTGCCGGCTACTCAGGTGCTGCACATCTTCGAACCGGTGGAGCCTGGACAATTGCGGGGCGTGCCGCGGCTGTCGCCGGTGCTCAAACGCCTGCGCAGTCTGGACAACTACGACGACGCAGTGTTGTTCCGCCAAGAGGTGGCCCTGTCTCTTATACACATCT